CAGACCTTTCGCACAGAAAAACAACAGAAAGTTAGTCCGTTAGTCGGTTAGTCGCATCGCACTTGGGGTAGGGGGCGAAGTGTTCACAATCGAATCACGACGCGATATCGGGATGGTTAACCAAGCACTTAAGAAAAACTGGGACGTAGACAAGGATAAAATCAAGGCGGCTTTGATGGCATGCTTGACGGATCCAGAGTTGGCGGTCGAGGCGGCGAAAGTGCTTTTAGCAGCGGACGCAATCGACCAGAAGCGAGAAGAAGCACGAGCCAAAAAAGAAGCGAAGGACAATGAACTTAGACTCAGACTTCTTGCAGTCGCTCAGTCTGTCCCAGTTGCAGAGCTTGCTCGCATTGCATCCGAAAACGGCATCGTCGGCAGATCCGATCAAGGGCGACGAGCGGATGAGGCAACGTGAGTTGATGCGAAAGAAGCGAGCAGCGGAACGCGACCTAATCATCCCACCTCCATCCGATCCTTCGCGTCGTCTTAGATGTGAGGCTGACTGCTCTCTATGGCTGTCAACTTACTTCCCTGATAAGTTCTTCGAGGCATGGACAGAAGACCGTCTAGCGATGGTCAAGTCGATTATCGACGCGGCTTGCTATGGAGGTGACCAAGCGATAGCAGGGCCTAGAGGTGAGGGCAAGACTACACTTGCCATTCTCACCGCTTTGTTCCTGATGGTTCGCGGCTTATCTCATTTCCCGGTTGTTATCGGCAAGAATGCAGACAAGGCGAAGAAGGAAGTCCGTGACGTCGTCGAGCAACTCCAACAGAACGAAGTCTTCATCGCAGACTATCCAGAGATCGGCATTCCGTTTCAAGCGGTTGGAGCGTGGTCAAGTCGTGGAAGGATGCAGACCGTTGGCGGACGATCAACCAACATCGTCATCGGCCCTGAGTTCTTTGTTTTCCCGTCAATCGACCTGGATCAGTTACCAGGATGGCCGAAGGAGATCAATCCCGCATCGAACGGACAGGTGCTTTACTCATTGGGCATTGACGGAGCGATTCGCGGAACGAAGTACCGGAGCCAACGGCCTACCCTTGCGATCATCGATGATATTGAAGACCGAGACGCTGCGGCAAGTGAAGCACAGGTCGCAAAGAATACCGACATCATCGAGCAAGACATCGCAGGGCTAGGTCAGTCGTCGGAACGCATACCCCGCGTTATGCTATGCACGATTCAGAATCGCAAGTGCATTGCGTACACTTACACCGACCCAAAGCGAAAACCATCTTGGAGAGGCAAGCGGTATCGAAAGCTAGTCAAAGCCCCTGACCGCATGGACTTGGTCGAGAAGTACATCGACATGAGACGCGGTCGCAAAGACGAAGATCCCGATGCCCGCGAGGCCTTTGCGTTTTGGCGTGACAACAAGGAAGAGATTGAACGCGGAGCAGTCGTCTCGAATCAATGCTCATTCAGTCGCAAGACGCACGCAGATGGCGAGCCGATGGAACTATCGGCGGTGCAGAGTTACTATAACCGAGTAGCAGACGTTGGAGCGAAAGCGGTAGCGACTGAGGTCGATAGCGACCCACCAGAGGAAGCGGGGCCAATGGGTCTAGGAATTACTCCAGCCTTAGTCGAGTCGCGTCTATCGGGATTCGCACGAAGACAACTACCCGCTAACACGGTTGCACTTACGGCCGCGATTGACCTAGGCAAGTACAATTGCCATTGGGTTGTAACGGCTTGGTGGCACGGAGCAGGCGGTGTTATCGTGGATTATGGTATTGCTCAGGTCTACGGAACGGACAAGAGCATGGATCACGAAGCATCCGAGCCTATGATCTATGACGCACTCCTAAACTGGCGGGATGAGTTGCTGAGTCGTGAGTTCGTTGATGCAACAGGTACGCGACGGACGGTCGACTTCTGCTTTGTCGATTCAGGTGCTTTCACGAATGCACCGTATAAGTTTGTCCGCGAAGTCGGCGGTATCTTCCATGCCTCAAAGGGTCAGTTCCCATACCATCGAAAAACGAAGTCTACAACAACTTGCATAGCAGGCGACAACTTGCACGCATCGAAACTACCAAACGGCGGGTTGTGGCTTTACGAGCTTGATACCTCGTATTGGAAGCAGTTTGTTCATGAGCGATTTATGACTCCGACCTTCGATGAGTCCAACATGATTCGGCGTGGATCACTTTCGCTCTTCTCCCTCGATGAAAACCAGCGGCATAGTCAATACGCTCAACACATCGCAGCGGAAGAGCTTGTAACGAAGTTTACCGAGGGTAAGGGGGCCAAGACGTATTGGAGCGTTAAGGACACAAACAACCACTGGCTCGATGCAACGTACATGGCAGCGGCAGCAGGCGAGGCGTGCGGTGTTAAACTAATAGCACCGTCAGAGATTGAGGTTCAGCCGAAGACGGTAAGCGGCGATCAAAAGCAGTCACAACCAAAGCCACAGCCAAAGCGTTATCAGCATGGTAATCTAAAGACTCGGCAAGGCGGATGGATACCTAAGAGGAGGAGTTAGGATGGCAAAGAAACCCAGGAAGCCAGAGGCGATTCAGGAAATCCAAACGGAGGAAGCGAAGAAGCCGTACAAAGGTGGAGTATGCGTCGATTATGATCCTGTTGAGGATGTTGCCTCACGCACGAGGATCTACGATGCGAACGGAAACATCACATACGACTCGCTGGAAGATTGCAACCCACAGGAAGTTCCTCATCCAGAGATAAGCCCCTTAACCAAAGAGGAAGAATCGATATCTGAGACGATTCCGAGATTTCGCCCTCGTGATTGCGTTCAATGCACAGCAATGAGGCCAACGCGATCAAGTTACAGTCGAGTGTATTGCACGAAGGGCAACACTCGATACATACGATGCGGATGGAAACCTTGCGGATATCTGTACAAGCAGGTCGAAGAATAGCCACAGGTTTACCATCTACGTGGTAACTACCAGCCATAGGGAATTGAGATTGTCGGGCTGTCGTGTAATCCTTTGCACATGGCAACAGCAGCGAGCTTACTTGCACTCATCGACGCAGCAATCGAAGCCCTCCTGACAGGTGGGGCGTCTTCGTATTCGATTGGGTCTAGGACGGTCACGAAGCTCGACCTAGGCATGCTCCTTGAGGAGCGTCGGCAACTACAACAGCAAGTCAATCGAGAGACGTCGAGCGGCGGAATTAGCCTTGCGAAAATGTCGAGATCACGCCGATGATTACTCGACTTATCGACAAAGCGATTGAAGCAGTAAGCCCGCTTCGAGCATTGCGACGAATGCAAGCCCGAAAGGTGCTTCGATCCTATCTAGGTGCAGAGCCTTCGAGAGTATCGAGCGGACGCACGCCAAAGAATCAACCAGCGGACACCGAGTTACTCGGCCCATTCGGAGCGGATCGGCTTAGGGCGTGGTCACGGGAGCTTGTCCGCAACAATGCCTACGCATGGGGCGTTGTTGACACCATAGTTTCATCCGTTGTTGGATGCGGGATTAAAGCGCAATCGGTCTTCGAGACTCCAGCCGGAGATGACATCGAAGAGATCAACGACCGACGCGACAGCGTGTGGGCGGAATGGTGCGAAGTATGCGACATCAATGGACAGTACACGCTTGAGGAAATCCAGTCGATTGCACAACGCGAAGTAGTCGAGGCTGGAGAGGTCTTGATTCGTAAGATTCGCACGCCAGGGCCGGTCTATCGCGGCATTTATCGGCCAGTGCCATTGGCGTTGGAGATCATCGAGGCTGACCGGCTAGCAGGTGATAAAGATAACTACGCATCGAGGCTTACGGCCAACGGAGAAAACCGGATCATTCGCGGAGTTGAAGTTGACGACACAGGCAGGCCGGTTGCTTATTGGATCTATCCCGATCACCCATTGCAACCATACTCCTACACTCGAGAGCCTGAGCGAGTTCCAGCGTCGGAAATCATGCACCTGTTCCGCAGGGAGCGAGTGGGTCAGACGCGGGGCGTTTCGTGGTTTGCTCCAGTCGTTGCGGCGATCCGTGATTTAGGCACATACCTCGACAACGAACTGCAAGCATCTGCGGTCGCGTCATGCTTCACGGTCGCCATTAAAACCGAAACTCCTTTGGGTGATCTAGCGGATCCAGACGGCGGGAGTCCAGTAGATTCAGCGGGTAACAAGCAGCGATACATCGAGCCGGGCATGGTGATGGAGCTAGCTCCAGGCGAAAGCGTCGAGGGTATCAATCCAGGCCGACCGGCAACAGGTGCGGAGCCTTGGATTGCTTTAATCCTTCGGCAGATTGCGGTGGGCACGGGATTGTCTTACGAGACCGTAGCCCGCGACTATTCGCAGACGTCCTACAGTTCGAGCCGTACGAGTCAGCTCGAAGACCGAAGGCGGTTCCGTTGTTGGCAGCAATACTTGATTCGGCACATGCTCCAACCAACTTGGGACGCGTTTTTCGATGCGGCTTCGATTAGCGGAGTTCGAGGGTTTCCAACTCCGATCGACTTGCTGTCAGATCGACGCAAAGCAAGCCCGGTCGAGTGGCAGACCCCTGAATGGGAATGGGTGGATCCGCAGACCGAACAGGCATCGGCAAAAGATGCAATCGATTCGTTCATGAGCGACTACCAAACGGAACTCGGTTCCCGTGGTCGATCATGGCGAGCGGTCTTCTATCAACGCAAAAAAGAGCAAGACCTAAAGAAGAAGCTTGGATTGCTCACGCCACAAGAACAGCAACTGGCAATCAGTGCGGCTCAGTCGTCTACTCCATCGCCTCAGACGCAAGAGGTTGTAAGCGAGGTTGCTAATGCCCTATAGCACGAAGCAAACCGAGGCTTGCCCTATATCGCGTCCGTGGGGTGTCGTTAAAGACGATACCGCCCAGTTGATGGGTTGCCATGCTTCAGAGGATGCGGCTGGCGATCAGGTCGCGGCATTGTACGCAGCGGAAGAGATCGAACGAGCGAAGTACGACGACATTGACTTTACTCCACCTGAGGGCGTACGCGAAGAGGCCAAGCAGGGCCTCGAATGGAGACGCGAACACAATCGCGGAGGGACTCCGGTTGGTGTTGCAAGGGCCAGGGACTTGAGCAACGGCAAGGCGATGAGTCCAGATACTATCGGACGCATGGTCAGTTACTTCGCAAGGCACGAAGTGGACAAGCAAGGCGAAGGATGGAAGCCAAGCCAAAAGGGCTTTCCCTCAGCCGGTCGGATTGCGTGGGCGTTATGGGGCGGAGACGCTGGAAAAACTTGGAGCGAAAAGGTGCAACGACAAATGCAAGCAGCAGATAAAGTCGAGCGTATCGCAGCAGTCCCAAAGATTCAGCGAGCATTCGCAGCACCTAAAGACGGTCGAGCAGTCATTGCAACCGAGACTCCGATTGAAATCTACGACGAACAACGCGGTCGCATGGTTCGCCAAGTGTTACTGATGGACGGCGTCCAGTTCCGCAACTCAAAGAATCAACTGCCTATTGTCGACTCACACAACGACAAGACAGTCCGCAATGTCTTCGGATCGATTCGCAACATCGAAATCCAGGATGGCGAGTTGATCGGCGATCCTTCATTCGCATCGGATCCAGAAAGCCAAGTCGTAGCGACTCGATACCAAGAGGGGCATCTAAACGACTTCTCAATCGATGCGGTAATCCTTAATCGCATCTACATCCCT